TTTGTATTTCTTGGCAACCATAAGCATTTGCTCGCCGATGATGATCCGCGCAAGGGCTTGGCACACGTTCTCCACCACCTTGCCGCCGTAGATGCGGTTGGGGATGATGGCTCGGCCCTTCTTGGTATCGTAGACGTACTCGGGCTTGCCGTCTTGCTCGTTGGTGGCCCAGCGCAGGTTGGGATACTTCAGGTACAGACCGTTGGGCAGGCGTACGCCCTTCGTGCCATCTACCTTGAGCAGACCGCCTCGGCCAAGTTCGGTTAGCTGGTCGCCAATGACTGCACCGAGGATGCCGTTGGCGGCTCTCCACAGCTCCGTGATCTTCGGGTACGTCTGGCGGTACGTGGCAATGATGCGTTGGGCTTCTTCCAGTTCAACATCCACGCCAAAGTTTTTGAGCTGCGCCTTGAACTTAGCCGCTCCCATGCCGTACCCCGCCCCAAGGATCGTCGTTTTACCAACGAACCGTTCGTCTTTCGTAATCTGCGATACATCCTTGCCGTAGATAGCAGATGCCATGATTTTGTAAACGTCCTCGCCACGATCGAATGCCTCCACCAAGTCGTCTTGCCCAGCTAGCCATGCCAGCGTACGCGCTTCAATCTGCGAAGAGTCCGAGTCGATCATCATGTATCCGTCTGGGGCAATGATTGCCTTCTTCAGCGGAGAACTCCTCGGCAGGTTTTGCAAGTTGAGTTTGTCGTCCCCGCCCCAACGCCCGGTGTGTGCGGCGTAGTAGCGCAGTGGTACGGGCAGCTTGCCTCTTGCAGCGATGGAGATGAAGCGGTCGGTGCGGGTCTCCTCCAGTGTGGACTTTGTGCCAAGCCTAGCAGCCACAAGCGTTTGAACCGTCACGTCTTCGTGGTCCAGCAGCGCCTTGAACTCCTCGTCGTTCTTGGCAAAGGCGTAGGTCTCTTTGCCGGTTGTCGCACTGATCTTCATCGGGGGCACAACGCCATGCGCACGCAGCAGCTCGGCAAACTTCGGGTTGCTCATCAGCTCTTCTTTGCTGTGCACGATGGTGTCCATCAACGCCTGCTTCTTATCGCGCACGGAGATGATGTGGTCGGCGAGCACTTTGGTGTCCAGCTCCAGCGTGGGCTGTGTGTACATGCGCAGCGTCAGGTCAATCAGGCGCAGCTCCGTAGCGGGGAAGCCCTGTGCCATGTGCCGGAACAGTTGGTACGTAATGGCAACGTCGTTCTTGCAGTACTCTCCGTACGTGGCTAGGTGCTCCGGTGTGAAGTCAGCCCGGTGGAACCCTTTGGCATCGTTGACCTCTGTGCCCTTGACGCCCACGTTGTAGTGCTCCGCAAGTACCTTCAAGCTGCCGCCCACCTCAGTGCCGTGCAGTGCACGCCCCATGCTCAGTGTGTCGAGCAGTCCCTTGGGGTGTATGTCGAACAGCCAGCCCATGATGGCCCCGTCGAATGCCGTGTTGTGCGCCAGCATCAACGAGTTCTCCCAGTCGTACTGCTTGAGGAACTTCTCGGTCTGCAACATGGAGCCGCTGAACCAAACTGGCTCGCCGTCATCCTCCTGCACTGATACACCGACCACTTCAAACTCGGAGCCGCGCACGTACTCCTCGGTGGTCATGCGGCTCAGGCTGTACTCGGTGGAGTAGAAGGTCTCGAAATCGAGTGTGATGATTTTCACTGCATGCACTCCGCTATTACGTTTTTGAGGTAGTCGAGGTTGGTCTCGTTGATGATGCAGGTGTAGCCACCTGCCTTGTTGATCTCGCTGAGGTTCTTGAGTTGCAGGGCTGTTGCTTGCCCCTTGCCTGCCTTGGCTTCGATAGCCACGAACTTGCCGTTCACGCAGCACAGGAAGTCAGGCACGCCGCTGTTGCCGTAGCCAGTGCCGATGGGCATGGCGTAGTAGACGTTGTGTTCGGTCAGAATCTTTTTGATCTTGGCCTTGACCTTGGCCTCTGGTGTCGTTGCCATCAGTCAACCCATTCCATGAACGTGTTGCCCTTGTGCTGGAAGATAGCCAGCCGGAACGTCTTGTCAGGTGTTGAATTCTCTTGGGCGCTGTAGCTGCACTGCTCGCAAGTAAACTCGATCAGCATGCCCTGTCGGGCCGGGCTCGGGTTGCAGGTGTCTTGTGAGGGGAACTCGGTTGCTTGTACACTGCGTCCGTCTTGCGCTATCACCGTGGTGGTGTGTGCGCTTTCGCCGCACACAAATATCGTGACGTTCTCTTGGTGGATATTGCCGCCTTGTCCGCACGGGCAAATCAACTCGCCGTAGTTCTCGCTGTCCACCACAGCGGGGTTTAAACCGAATGCCATCTAATGCTCCAATTTGTTTAGGGAACGGTCATAATACCATCGCTCTTTACTTTGTCAACACCCAGACGAAAAAAAGCCCGCACATGGCGGGCTAGTGGTTTCCCTAACAATGTTAGGCGTTAGATACCGAGTTCGCGCTTGAGATACCACAGCGCCTTTTCTAGGTCTTGCCTGCGGTTGCCCTTGTGGTCTGAGCGGGTGATGTACTTGACCACGTTGCCGAGGTTGTACCCGAGCTCTTTGGCTTCAATGAAGTCGATGGTCTCGATACCACCGTACTTGTAGTGTGCAGGGTGGTTCACGGGGTCGTGCTTGGGTTCGATCATTTCAATCTGCGGGTTCACGATGGGTTTGCTGGACGTTACGACCTGCGTTGCCTCCCACTTCTTCGGCACGGGGCGTGATGTTCTGGGCACCGGCACCGTCTTCTCTCCTGCTTTTTTCATGCCGTACTTGATTACTGATACGTGCTGCGCGGTGGTGTTGAACATTTCGGCTACCTTCTTAGGCATAGCCGTTGGGTTGGCTCGCAGGTACGTGCGGATTTTTGCGGCGGTTGAGTCGCTGTGTTTGATTGCTTTAGGCATTGTTTGCTCCAGTCTGTTGGTTAACGTAGTTCACTAAAATCTCCCTGATCTTGGCTTGTTTTGAGTATTCGTGGTGCTTGTCAAAGTAGTCCAGCACATGCACAGGTAGCCGTAGGCTTGTGCACAGCAGGCGTGGTTTCTTGCCGGGGCCTCGCCCCTTGCGTTCTTTGGTAGGTTCAAGTGCTTCTTTGTTCATAGCAGTGCTTCGAGTTGGTTAGTCGTTGGCTTCTTTCTTTCGACGGTAGACAGGTGCATCAAGTTCAACACCTTCGGGTCGGCCCGATCGAACGGCCACCATGCGTTTGTCACGAGGGCGTGGAGTTGTTCCCGCTGTGACTTGTTCAAGCGTGATGAATGTGTGGGTGTTGCCGCATTCTTTTCTGCGCCAGATTTCATTGGTGTCTTCATTGGTTCTTGTCTCCAGTGTGCGTGTCCATACGCCGCAAATGGGGCATTTCATATTTCATGTTTGTTGAGTTGTGGTTTGATGTGCGGCGTGGCTCGGCTGTAGATACCGAACGCCTTGTAATCTGTGCTTGCCGCAGTACCCTTAGCTCTGAACGCGGCGTCTTGCATGAAGATGCTCGGTTGCTTGTTGTGCGCCCAGTGGAAGGGGGAGTTGGGGTGGCAGTTGCAGGTTTGTTTTTTCATGGTGCCTTTCAAAACGAAACAGTTTAGTGCGGGGTCGTATCGCGTGATTGCAATGGTGTCGATCATGTCTGACCTTGGTTGAGGTTCTTGCGTACCTGCCGAACAGCGTCACGGTTTAAGCCCATGTTGAACACGCTGTTCATACGGAATGTTTTGTTGCGCTTGTGTTCACTGCGCTTGCGGTTCTCCCGGATATCGGGCTTGGGCTTCTTCTTATCTTCCTTGTCTCCAAGCATGAACACCGCCCGTGGGTAGCGCCGCGCATCATCGTGCTCGTAGGTCCAGTCGGCAACGTGGATGCGCTTCTCGCCAGCCTTGGTGCGCTTGTTCATGCGGTTGAGCACAGCATGTGCATCGTAGCGTCCGATGTCGGCGTAGTCGGCAAACTCCTGCGCAGTTATGCGCTTGAACTCCGCGAACGCTTCCAGCGCCTTGATGACATGCATGCCTGTGTTGGTTGTTCCCATTACGCGCTTTTGCTCCTTGCCATATCAATCAATCGGCTCATTTGGTCTGCCCTGAGTGTCACCACCCAAGGGGCCGGGTCAAATACTTTACGCCCGAGGTGGTCGTCCATCGCGCACCCCTGCAGCATTGCCAACAGTACCTTTGCCTCAACGGCGTCCAGAAATTCTTCGTCAGTCATGTGTTTCCCCTGTTTCGGATGGCTTCGGCGCAGTCCAAAGTAGCTGCCTCCCACAAAGATTCGTTATCTAGTGACATGCGCTCAGGAGTGGGTAAGCCATCACACACCTTTGCACACGCCTCACGCTCATCAGCACGGACAAGGGCGACAAAGGCTTTGAGTTCTTGTGGGGTTGAACCTGTCTCGTCGTAGTGGCCGCGAATTGAAACGCCAGCCTCACGGGCCAGTTCAGTCATTGTTCTCATGTGTTCTCCTTAATTTTGGTTGTAAAAGTGCTCTGCCAGTTCACGGGCCTTGTGCTTGTTGACGCCTTCACGGACAAGATTTGCCGTGACCATTTCCATCCATGATGCGGGTGGGGTGGTTGTGACTTTCGGTGTAGCCATCAGCTTGTTGCCGACCCATTCGACAAGGCCAACTTCAAACGCCACAGGCTCTTGCACAGGTGCTGCAAGGGCTTGCTTGAATATCTCATCCACCCGCTTTGCAAACGATGATGTCTCCATGTGGTATTCCGCAATCAGATCATCCAGCGCCAGCTTCAGTGCTTCGTCTTTGGTCATGTGTTCTCCTCACCCATCGGCCACAGGTAGTTGGCATTACGCAAAATGTCATCAGCCAACTTGCGTGCCGCGTCCTCCGGCAGTTGGATAAAAACGCCGCTACTCGTCGTCACGACTACGCAAGGCACGCAGTCTTTCTCATGTGATGCGCCCACGGCGACGTAGTTATTTGCAAGGTTCATAAACAGCTCCTCAATGTCAACAGGCCCAGCATCAACACGATGAAGGCCCACAGTATCCAGATCAACTGCCCGTCAGCCGGGGTTGGTTTGTCTTCGTCTTCGTTCATGCCTCCCTCGCTTTCAGCATGGCATCAGCGAGTGCATAGCAGTGCTTTGCAGTCCGAGAATAGAAGTCGTCTGTTACTCCGATGCCCAAGTTAACAGAAGCAAGGGCTTGACCTGCAAAGTAGTCGCGCAGGGTCATGCCGTTGTGTAACGACTGCACTGCATCTTCTGGGGTTAACGGGTCAATCAGACCTGACGGAAACGCTGGCCCACCTGTGTTTGTATTGCTCATTTGATGATCCTCATAAAAGCGCCGCATCGGGCGCACTTGTACATACCCGACCCAGTGATGGGCTCCCAACGGTGTTTGCAGTCGGTCATTCGCCCCTCCATGAACTCGCCAAGCGTTCTTTCAACAACCCGATGACGGGCAGTGCAATCTCGTCATACACGCCGGGGTCGGTCTTCATGATGACCTCGATCAGGTTGAGGGCAGCTTCCAAGGCTTTGCCGTCTGCATCAAAAATATCTTCGTTGTTCATATTTCTCCTGTTGTTTCTAGTGCATACACAACGCGATCGTGGATGTCCCGCAGAACTCTCTCCATGTCGGCCTTGTTCTGGTAGCGCACCTCGGCAAACTGCCTGACCGTCAGCAGCATGTCAAACGCCTCGTCTGCGTGGATCGCTCGTCGGCATTTGTCAGTGTCTTCGGGGTAGTTGAACTCTAAGATGGCTTTCATTTAAGCCGCCGCAGTGGGTTGATCCATGCGGGTTCTTTGTTCACCACAGGTGGGGGTGTGATCTTCTCGCTGGGTGGACTCCACCCATACTTGCGCCACAGTGCTTGCACGTCCGACCCGCTACTCCATTTGAAGTCGGGGTGGGTCACGGGTATCCACGGGATAGTCGTCTTCATTCGCTTGCTCCTTCTTCGTCTAACACAACAACAAACACTTCGCCGCTTATTCTGCAGCCAGCATTCGTCACCATCTGCCTGTACTCGACCAGCTTCAGCAAACCCAGTCGGCCCCGTATTTGTTCGGGGAGGTCATTATCATCAAACAGTTGTACGTTGTCACCTGTTTTAACTATGTACTTACCCTGATCCAACACTACAAGCGCGGCGTTACCTGCACCGTACTTGCTTCGCACTTCCTCGATAGTGTCTGCATCCAAAATCTCCTTGTCGTACTTCTCTAACATTGTTAGGTTGGTTGGCGCATGCACCTTGGAGAACTCCTCGAACGCTCCACGGGCGTGGTCCATAACAAACACAAGGGATGCAGTCTCTAGCTTGTACTTGACCGACTGGATGGCGTGAGTTGCCCTATTCACGGCGGAGTCGATTGCTTGCTTTGCATCAGTTTGCGCTTTCTCAAGTCGCTCGTTGACGTTGCGCTTAACAAAGTACTTCTTGATGGCACCGAGCGCACGCTTGTCATTGCTCGTTCGCATGACCTCTTTGTTTATGCGGTGGTTGGCTATAGCCACGCCGTGGTTACCACGGAAATAATCCGCCTCTATGTACCCCAGCTTCTCACCCTCGCAACTGACGTGGACTGTCTTGGGCGTAACTGCGCTGGTGTCGTTGTAGACAAGGTTCTCGAACTGAAACCGCCATGTCGGGTTGGCCAAGTAGATTGTTTTGAACAGCTCGCCCATCATGGTCGATCTGAACTTGAAATCGCCGCCCCAATTGGGATACCGTTGGTTGATCCGGTCCAGTGTTTGGGGCTCGAACGATACGTTGGGCATGTCGCGTGTGTTGAATATCATTGTGTTCTCCTTACCATTCAAACTTCTTGAGGATGTTGTCCACCTTGGACTTCAGCTCGCTACGTGCATCGCTGCTTTCCTTGATGACTTCAATGTTTGCCCCTAACATTGTTAGCTCTAACTGTCTGCGAGCTTCTTCGAGCAGGGGGTTGTTGGTCACGTTCAGCTTTGTCAGCAGCCCGCATAGCTCCAAAGGGTTACTGATAAGTGAGTCGTGGTAACGCTTCTTGGCGTCGTCGCCTTCAACGTCTGTCAGCTTCTCCGACATGGTTGTCAGCATGGTGTGCAGTCGGTTCCACGGCTCGCGCACTGCGTCAGCCAGTCGCTCCTTGAACTTGTCCTCGAACTCGTCGCGCATCTCTGCCAAGTCATCCGCAGGTATGTCCAAGCGGAAGTCACCTGACTCGGGCATGGGGTTCACTGCTCGGCGAAACCCGAACTTGGCTTTGACTGTCTCCAAGTCTGGGTAGTCCTCGGCCTTGTACATCGTGCCAAGATTGTTGTGCGCCTCGCCCACCAGTCGTGGGTACTCGACAAAGAAGTTGTGGCACATCATGTCGAACGTACGCTCGTAGTCATTCATGGTCTGCTTGTATTCCATGAACAACTTGGTCGGCAGCATGCGCTCGCCTTTGTCTGCCCACGGTAGGGTGTGCTGGTTGTGGTAGAGCCGAACGCGAGCCGCGAACTTCTCGATGTCTTTGCGCAGGCTCGTACCTGCAAACAGATTTTTCTTGGTCTGCGATGCCCCGGCCACTGCCGATGCGTCTGCATTCACTTTGTCCGTAACCTCTCGGTCGATCTTCGACGCAGGCCACACACTGATGTTCAACTCAACTAACACTGCTGATGCACTGATACTCATTTGGTTTCTCCTAACATTGTTACTCGGCCACAAAGAATGACCGTTCCCATTATTTTTTCTCTGGCTTGCCAGCCAGCTTCGCCATGCGATACAAGTCGTCGCTCATAATCTCCATGCCGAACGGCTGATCGTTTGCATATACATGGAACGTGTGGTCAACTCCTTTCTCTGCGCGATCTTCTTCGCTCACCCACTTGCGTTCGTATATCTCAGCACTCTCAAGTGCCGAGGCCAACTGGAATGCTGCTTCCTTGGTCATGACCAGCTTCTTCCAACCTATGTCAACCACAATCATGTTGCTCTCCTCAGTTTTTGATGTGAATTGTTTTGCCGTTTGAAGCGACACTTGTGTTGCCGCCCGTGATAGCCCACATGACCGGAGCAGTCCAGTCACTGCCCCAGTCATTGCCGACATAGCCGTCTGTAAGCATGATGATGCACTCAGGGACAATCTTCTTCTCCTTCAGATACTCAGACATGCAGCTTGGGCTTGTGCCCCCGCCACCCTTGGGTTTGGTAGAGCTAACAATGTTAGATACCTCGGCGTCGGCATACTCCTCGTGCGCCGCCACTTCGCTGTCCCAATAGATCAAGTCAACCTTCTCGGGGTTTACTTCTTCCGCGATACCCTTGACCTCGGACAGAAACTCCGCAAGCTCAGGCCCACCGATCGAACCCGATGTGTCGATACCCACAACGATGTGGCCCACCTTCTCACCTACCATCGAGGGCATGTAGATACCTGTGGACAGGAAGCGCCGGTTGAC